CTTTTAAACTAAACATAAAAAAAACCTCACCCGCCTATTTTTCATTTTTTAGGTGGTTCAGGTTTTGTCTTGGTGTGTTGTGCCATTATGGTCTTGGTTTCATCTTCGAAGTGGCAGTCTCCACGTAGGCTTAGTACAAATTTAACAAGGTCACTTTCTATATCCTCAGCAGATTTAATGGTGATTTGTCGGAGTAACCCATGTACAAAGTTAGTAGGCCGACCCAAAAACATTGTTTCATCTGATATCTTATCACGGAATACCGGATTGCGTAGTGGATAATCTAATGCTGGAACAGGCACAACTGGTATTCCTTCAAATAATAATTCACCTTTACTTGTAATACTTGTATCACCTAGGCTGGTTTGTCTTTTTTGTAATGCACGCCTATATTCAGATACACGACTTGTAGGCACATAAAACTTTGCTTGATCTAAATAGGAAGGATCCAGTGTATCATACATGATTCTTAGTATGTCTGTTATCTTTTCATCAGTATAGGATATTTTATCATGGTCTTTTTTTTGTATCCATCCGTTTATTTGTCGGTATCCGGTGGGTATTTCTGGTATGGCTGGTAATTGTGTGTTTCCGTATATGCATATTCTTTCAAAGCTTCGGCCGGCGCTTCGTCCGAACATGTCGGTTAGCATGGATACTAATGTTTTCTGTTTGAAGTTGTCTTCTATGGCTTCGGTTGTGATACGCATCTTGGCCATGAACTTCTCCACAGATAACTCGTTGAGTTTAAAGTCTGGATCTTGGTCTGTTAGTTTTATTTCGCCGGTGGATTGGTTTCGGCTGCCGCTTTCAAGTTCTATTTCATAATCTACACGGTCTATGTCATGTTTAGCACTTTTAAGTGCAATGTATCTGGATGCATCTAGTAGTACTGTGGCTTTTTGCATGGCTTGTACAAAATCATTCTCTTTTTCCACAGGTAAGACACTATCATTAAGTTTGCCTTTTCCTTCGCCGATATCTACAAATTTAAAGACTCCATGTTGTCTTATATGATTTCTTAGTATGTCATTTATATTTTTTACCATAAAATAATCACTCTCCTTATAAGTTTTCTATTGATTAAGCTTACGTCCATAACTGTCACGACCAAGTCTTGCATACCAAGACTTTAATTCAGTATCAACCTTATCCACAGGCAAAGACTTACTAATAACACCATCCTCATCACCACTTTTCTCTACAGTTTCTTCTTTATCATTTTTGAGTTGTTCTGCAAGTGGTGTTAGTGCTTCTACAAGTTCCGGTACAGATTTGTTTCCGCGTGCTCCATTAGCATAACTAAGCGCACTAGATACGGCTTTGCTGTAGATTTTACTATTTTTTCCCAAAAGATAGCTATAGGCAGCTTCTGTTTCGGGATCTTTGCTATTGTCTATCATGGCGGCTAGTTCTTTATAATCATCTATATTGGCTGTGCTGTCATCCCATTCACCAGTTTCAACTTTACCATCATCGATTAAGCTACTTGCATGTTTAATCACAGATGTGCGAACCGTGGGTTTACCATCTTCTGTGGTTTTGCTTATTATTTTCAAGGCGTTTTCGATGTTTTCTAGTTTTTTAAGCATGGCTTCATTTTCTTTTTCTAGTAGGGCGGTTTTATCTTTTAAATTCTTTATTTCTTCGTTTTCTGTTTCTTTTTTATTTTTAGTTATTATTTGTTGTACTAATTCTTTTATTAGTTCATATGGGTTGTTTTTTTCTTTTTCTTCCATTTTATACACCTCACTTTGGGTTTTTAGTTGTTTTTTTATGAATTCTTGTTCTGTAAATATTTTAAATATCATTTCTGGATAAAATGGTACATCTACAATACTCACAGTTAAAGCCAACCATTCACTTTCTCCTACATCACTAAACATACTCTTAACTATATTTGATGTGTTTCGGAGCAATTCTGGGAGTTGTTTTTCTTCAAAGGCAGATACACTAAACCCTGTTAGTTGGCCTTTTTTAATGGCATCAATAATTTCAGGGTCAGTTACTTTGACTGTTAGAAACCATGTGCCGGGTTTGTAATTGTTATTGTTGAAATGAAATGGTTCGCTGGTTATGTGTGATTCTACTACGGTGGCTTGTGGTTTGAAATTATGTTGCACATCAATAATACGAGATTCTGGTAAAAAATGATACGCAGCACGTTGAATCTCCTCTGCAGATAATGGCCTATCTACCTGTCCAATATTAGGCCGTCCCACCATACCGGGACTTAATACAGGACCTGTAAGATATATGGATTTACTCAATGGTTATCATTCCTCCTCTGTTTCTTTTCCAGGACTCTTTATTACTGGTACGAGTGTGCAGGCGCAGTTTATGACTTCTTCAGGTGGTCCGGTTTCATCGCCAGGATACATTAAACCATTACTAAAGGGTTCGTCTATGGGTACGGTTTCGCCGTCTAGTTCTGCGTGTGATTCTCGCATATTATCCAAGCCAGATGCAACCCATTTTTTATATTCCACCACTGTACTCGACTGCATGGTTTCCATTTTACTATGGTTATATACGCCTTGTGTTTCTGTACGACTAATACGCATCAACCCACCACGAGACATATCACGGAACTCCTTTTCTAATAATTTACTAGTCTTACCCAACGATTTACCCTCAGTTATTCCTTGTTGTATGCGTGGCATTACCTCACCATGTAGGTGTTCTAGTGTTTTTTGGCTTGCACGAAAAGAACGCTCTTCGATAATACGTTCCAACTTATTCACACCTATAACAGACTCTGTAAGCTCTAAATGTGGATGTCTGATAATTTCCTGCTCACCCAAACGTAAAACAGCCCGTATATATTCTTTATAAGCTTCTTGTATCACAGTGTCATATCCTCTGGGATTATAAAGTGGATATACTAGTAGTTTTTGTGTTATTTGGGTGACAATTGCCAGTAATTTACGATTCAAACGCTTTTCGAGCAATTCTTTACGATTAAACTTAGACAAAAAATAATCACCATCCTGTGAAAGAGTTTATAAAGTAAAACTGAGTAAACATAAGAAATGGGAAGGAATTGAGAAACAGCTGATAAAGAGAAAAAAAATGTCTATTTTTTTAGGTAAAGGTGCTGCATATTTTTAATAGGAAATCCAACCTATCAAAAATCCTCTATATAACAGTTTACCACTGTCCAGTTTAAAATCTATAAAAACTAAAAATAGCATTTTTTTAGTAGACTATATTGTCAACTCCCCCTCTCAATCCTTCCCCTTCACCCTATTTTAATAATCTCCGCCGAGTAGGTATTCTTCTTTTTGTTCTTTAAGAATCTTATATTCTTTTTTAGTTCTATTTTTATGTTTTGGTGGTTTTATATGGAATTGTGTTATGATGGCTTGTTTGTTTTTGTATTTAATTTCGCATTCGACTTTTTTGTTTTGTTCTAATGCTCTTATTATGGGTTGGATATCTAAGTTTTTAGAGATAATAGCATAGTGTCTTATATTTTTTCGGTCTTTAAACCATGCCACAAGTGGCGGTATGGATATTAAACGTTGCATAACCATAAAATTTAACCTCCTCCAGTTTTGTATTCATCTAATGGTTCACCATGATTATTATAGAATTGATCAAGTTCTGGATGATGAATCACAATATTTAGTCCTTCGGGTTTGTTGTCGAGTTTGAATAGGTCGGTTATAAGTTGTCGTAGTTCTAAAGGTTTGATTGCACCATTTTGAACAGCTTCAACACCAATATTAAACTCTGTTTTTAAATCACGCACATCTAAACGACGCGCTTGAATCATATAATCCGATATGTGCATGATTTCTTGTATTATTTTTTTGTTGATTATGGTCTCTAACATGTTTTGATCGGGATTTATGACTTTATTAGCATATTGTTGATTGATTTCCACACTAATATTACCACTAAGGGGTCCTGTGGGGTTTATTCCGATTCTTTGTGGTGGTACTTCGTGTGCTGCTAGTATTTCGTTCATGTTGGATTCTCTTAGGTCTTGGAAGCTTGCTTCTTTGAGTTCGTCGCTGATTTTCTCCACATTTAACTTAATATTAGCAGATGGATCAGTGGTTTTAATAGGAACCACAATAGCAGTGCCCGGTGTGTTTTGTAAAGATTGAAATCCCTCTTCTAAATCATCATAAAAAGTCTTACCTGAATCGGGGTCTTCTTCTTCGTCAAAATCACCAATAATCGTAATTAAATAATTCGGTACTCCGTTGGTTATGAATCCGTTGTTATTGTATTCTCTTAGGTATTCTTCGCTTAGTATTGTGTTTATGGCGGGTAGGTAGTCAGGTTCGTGGTAGTAGTCGCTGTCGCTGCTGTGTCCGTTGAGCCAGATAATTTCGGTTGCACGTTCATCAGGATCTAACTCTCCCCAGGTTCCAGTTTTGTAGTTTAAATTTTCTTCATGTCCACAACCACGTATTTTATAATATACAGTTTCTGATCCCACACGTTGCACTGCACATTCCTCTCCTTTCATTATCTGAATGGTCGGTGCGCGTATATGTTTAAAACCCTTGAATTCACCTTTTTTATTAACTAATATCTCCATAGCTGCATGTGTATAAGTATAATAATCCAACATAACACGATACAAAGCCTCCACTGTATTATAATCATTAAAAACAGACTCTAACAATTTCTTATTGGTTTCGTCTGCATTGTCTGTTTTACTAACTGCTATCCAACCATTTCGTGTTACATCCACAGCCTTAGCTTTCAAACACTTACTATGAAAAATACTACAATACCGCAGTTCCTTTAAAGCATTATTATCAAATATAGGTGCAATAACATCACCATAACTATCCACATCCGAAGTTAACACACGATCCGGAATAATATCATCACGTGAAACATTTTTAACAATTAATGGTGCTAAATCCGCTTTTATAAATTTCATAGACTATTTTTCCCTCCCTGTAAATTGGATATAAAATTCATGGAAAAGGATATAACTAAAATTAAAACATAAAAACAAAGAAGAATTACCAAAAAATTGAAAACCTTCTCCAAAGATAGTATAAAACAATCCTAAACACATACTCCTTTTTTTCAAAGAAAAAAAGAAAAGATATATATTTTTTTTGGCTTTAATCCACCTAGTGTTCATTCTTTTGCAAAAAAATTTTAAAAAGAGTTAAATTTAAATACAATGTAATATATTTTTAACATGAGGTGTGATTTTTAATGGTTATAGCAAAAACAAGTTGGTTTAAAAAGGAAAACGGAAGTTATTTTTATCGCAAAAAACCTTGGCAAGGATATATGTATATAATATGTATGGCTGCTTTGATATTTTTCAGAGCGCTTTTCATACATGACAATCCAATTGCCAACCTAATTATTTATGGTTTATTCTTATTCCTACTCATCGATATGATGTATGTCAAATTAAAATTAATGGATGAAAGAGCCAAATCACATTATTCAATTGCCATGAGAAACGCATCATGGGGAATGATAATAACTGGAATTATGGGTTATAGCATCCTAACCACCTTCAACATCATGAACCTACCGTTATTAATAATAATAACAGGAGTTATAGGGGCAATAATAAACATTATAACACATTACAGACTAGAAAAATACGATTAAAAAAATTTGTAAGCATAATAGCCCGGTTAAAAAAGATATTCCATGAAAACTAAAATTAAAGAATTTAGAAAAGAAATAAAATTAACCCAAGAGAAGCTAGCAGAAATGGTTAACGTAAGTAGACAAACTATAATATCATTAGAACAAGGAAGATACAACCCCTCCCTAATTTTAGCATACAAAATAACAAAAATATTACAAAAAAAACATATTGAAGAAGTATTCCAACTAGAAAGCTAAAAAATCTTATTAAATCCTTTCTAAAACACTTAATTAAATATTTCCCTATTTTTTATTTTCGAGATATCTGATAATTAAATCGCCTCGGACGCGGTCTTAACACAGTTTTCTTTCTTAAATTATACACAATCAAAGACAAACTATCAATACGATCATCATGAGTTACCTCATCATCAGTATGACTACTCATAGGAAAACGAACCATCTGACCCGTCAAAACATCTAAATAAGGACTTTTAACATCCTCTAAAAATAACAACTTCTTATTATGTAAACGTGGAACTAGTAAACCTGCGCGTACCACTTTATTACGGAAAACAGGAATAATCTTAATATTAAAATTGTCGAATTCGTCTTTCCAGTATTTATCTACAATATTACCCGCAGCAGCTGGCTGATGCTCAATCCACTGCTCCACCTCACCACCATCCGCTTCCATAACTGCTTTCATACGTTGTTCGAGTTTACCTGGTAATTCTCGGAAACTGTTTTGTGAACGCACAATAAAAGTATCATCATTATATATTTCAACTAAGGTAGATGCTGTGAAATCCGAACGCTTACTCTTAGTAGATGCAATATCCCAACCACGCACCAAACGTACCAACTCCAAATCCTCAGTAATTTCCTTATACAGTTCAGGCGAAAGCGTAGCAAAAAATATTAAATCATTGCTGAAGATATCACCAGATTGTATCGTATAATTCCAATTACCCATCTGATACTGATAATCAGCTAAACTAAGTTCAGATAATGTATCACGATACTCAGCAGTATCTATAAAAGGATTATCCCAAAAATTCATCTCAAAATAAGGATACTCACCCTTCGGACTTACAAAATTTTTATTTAAATATTCAATCCCACTACTATCCGCAGGATTACTAATATACTCCAAAGACAATGGAATACGACTTTCTTCATTAGGACGTAAACTACGATTAAGAAACTGTAAGTTTACTTTTAAAATCTCTGATGCTTCGTCTACGATTATTTTGTGGTATTGGCGTGATTTGAATTTATTCCTGTCATCTTCATACATCATATAATTATAGAAAATCTTCGCATCATTCTCTTTATTATGAAAAACACGCTTACTTTGATTATGTTCCACAAAATCAAACGGCTCCAACCACTTTTTCAGATAATCCACAATACCACCGGTGGCTATTACATCGTCATAAGTACGGCGTAAGATTAAGCATCGATAATTAGGAATTTCAAACCATTGCAGGGCAGATGATGCACCATAACGAGACTTACCACTAAAAGCCGACCCACCCACCAACCTACGCTTACCCGGATATAACAATGCATATATCTGCAAATCATACAACTTCGTCTTCAACAGATTATTATGTGGTATGAACGGATTTAATTCTATTGTTTTAGCATAAACCGCCTTTTGAGCAGGTGTTAAATCAATGGTTTTATAATCGATTTTCATAATATAAAACGACCTAATTTTTTTGGTTATTTTTGTTATAGTTTAATATAAAAAGAAGAAAAAATGGATAAATTAATAAATAATAAGGATATATAATTTTTTTTTATAGATCGTAGAAATTAACTATCTCAGAATAGTGCATGAAAAGAATTTTGTGGAGGTGTTTTTAATGGTTTGTCGGAATGTGAATAGTTTTTTGATTTTATTTGTTAGTATTTTGATTATTAGCATTACTCCTGCTAGTGCCGCTTTAATAAGTGGGTCAAATACAAATAAGGGTTTAGATACTGTGAATAATGATATTAATGTTTTAAAAGGTTTTACTGGTTCTTTAAATAGTGATATGGATTATATGAAGACTAGGGCGGGTGATATTAATTGGAAGTTTTGGAAATGGCCGGGAATAATTAGGGACATCTCAAATTCAGCTTATCATTTAGCAGATACTGCTCAACAAATGCAAAATCCTGCCAATAAACTAAAAAATGATATCAATACACTAGAAACTACATATAAGGACATAGAAAACGATAACTGTATTGATCTAAATGTAAATATAGGTAATATGACAGAAGAGTTAAGTAAACGTTTAAATATTACTATAGCATCTGAAACTGTTAGTGCTGATCAAATACAAATAGATGATATTGTTCAATACAAAAATCAAGACAAATATGATGTATATCTAAAAATAATAAATACTACCCAAAATACTAATATAAAAAGTCGAAATACTGATTATACTCTTGAATTCATAGCAATAAGCATAGGTACTACAGTAAATTTATTAGATAAGGATGCATATACTAGATTTAACTGGGATAAAACAACAGGTATTACTTCAGATAATATAATACAGGAATCAGTAAAGATACAACAAGAAAAAATAGATGAAGCAAAAAATTCATCAAAAGAGTATAAAAAACATTCCGATAACTTGTTAATAGCAGCTTCAGTGTTCACAGGATACACTGGAGGTATTGGGATTATGTTAGGGGCAGCATATGTTATAGGAAGTTTGTTAATAGCTACAGGAGTTGGTATTCCTGTTGGAATTGCATTGTGCGCTATTTCTGGATATATAGGTTGGGTTTATGCTCCTGCGATGGTTCTTTTAGCAGTTTGTTCTGTAGGTTTATGGATAGCATATGGTACATGTTGGGGTTTATACAAGAAGTATGATAATGAAGCTACAACTGCACAAAGCTATTTATCTGCATTCATTACAGAAAATACCAAACCCATAGACGTATATTTCGAAACATATGATGGAATACCTATAGTTAAAAAAGCTTTAGACGATCCCAAATGGGAAACACTCCCATTTAACTTACTAAAAAAACCAGATCATGGCGATTTATTAGATGGACCAGGAATACAATTCCTATACGGACCAAATGACGGTTATACTGGTGTGGATACCTTTGAACTATATACCATTAAAGATTTGCAAATACAAAAAATAAACGTACATATCACAATCAAACCCATATCCACATTTGACATACCAACAGGAGGCAAATAACATGTTAAACATAAACAAACTCCTAACAATCTTCATAACCATACTAATACTCAGCATAACACCAGCAATGGCAGTAACACAAAACGGAATAAAAACAGCCCATGATGAATATACATATACACAACTATACAATGATGCTCAGAATATTTTAAATGATTTTAATGAAGCATCTAACACAAAACTAACAGATGAACAAGGAGCGTATCTGGAAGCACATATGGAACAATTACAAAGTAAAGGAGAAGGAATAATATATAATCTTCAAAAAGCTTTTAACTATGTATCAGACATCCGAGAAAAATATGGACTCGGTACAGAAAACACTCGTAAACGTTCCACTGAAAGTGTTGATAAATACACAGATGATACCAACCAAATGAAAGACTACCTAATAACACACTACCCTGCGGCTGAAGTAAAAACAGCAACCTGCAACTACGCACAATTAAATGATTCCATAAATAACGAAAACACTAAGGATAAGTATGATTTAGATAAAGTAATTGTTCAAATAAGAGATTCTGATGACAATATCAGGTATATGAATCTTATTTCGATCAACAAGGATAGAATAGTGTTGGTATCTGGATCGCAGAAATTTAATTTTAATAAGGATCAGTTTGATACTTTAGTATGGACTAATGATGGGGATTTTGTTAATCATGACCGTAATTTTAATATAATCATTGTCTATCCAAATTGCGTTCGAGACAAGTGGTTAATGTCTATATGGGAAAAACAAGATTCAGAGTTATCTGAACATGAAAAAAGGATTGATACCTATATAAAAGTTGGTTTAGGTTTAATAGGGATGGGAGTAAGTTTGTTTGTGGGTGGTGTGATGTTTTTGATTAAATTGTGTTATGATAATCGCGTAAACCCGCAGGCAGTTCAAGCAGTGGCGCAAGTAGCGGCACAGGTTGTGGCACAGGTTGTCCCTGCACAACAACCAGCAGAAGGTCTACCTCTTATTCAACGTGGCAATATAGATCAGTGTTTTCGTAGTTATGGATCAGCAGTTTATGAGGGTCTAATCCCAAATAAAAGAGTTGAAGTGCATCCTAATGTGTGGGCGATTTCTCTAGCAGCAGTTATGACATCGGGCATTCTAATTACAACAGCAGGCTTATCTATGGCGTTTGGGTTTAGAGAAACGCTGAGTAACCTTGAAAATATACATCTTGATTTAAAAAAGTATAAGCCCAGCACTATTTGATTAAAAAAATTTTCATATATGAAATGTGTAAGGAGTGTTAAAATAATGAAAAACTTTCATATTGCCATAATTTTAGCTACTATAATGGTTTTAGTGGTTTTTTCAGGAGCCTACGCCGCAACACAAGATAATAATAGTGGTAAAACTATTTACGTTGCTAAAAATGGCACAGATCGAAATGATGGACTAACACCAGAAAAACCTAAACGTAATTTAGAAAGTGCTATTGAAGTTACAGATAATGGTGACACTATACGTGTAGGATCTGGGGCATATTCAACAGTATATTTGGATAAAAATATTACTTTGATTGGGGAAGGAGCAGAAGCTACATTTATTGATGGAAACATGAAAAGAGGATGCATACGCATAGCCAAAGGTGTCAATGTGTCTGTCAGAGGTTTCACAATAAAAAACGGAAATCAAGATTGTGGCATAGGGTATATCATCTATGGCGGGGGGATTGATAATAGAGGGACATTGAGTGTTGAAGATTCGATTATCACTAGTAATATTGCAAGAGAAGGAGGAGGGATACGTAACATCGGTTTACTAACCCTGAAAAATACAACAATAATTAAAAACAGGGCCGTTGATAATGGGGGAGGAATATGGAATAATGGGACAATTATTTCAAGCAATGTATCAATTGGAGACAACCAAGCGCATAATACTAATGGAACTTGTATCTCTTCTGGTGGTGGTGTTTATATGGGTACTCATGGGGAGATAACTATGAAAGATTCAGTAATCTTAAACAACATAGCAGATTTTAGTGGAGGAATCTATAGTTATAGTTTGGTAACTTTGCAAAGAGTTCTCATTAAAAGCAATGTAGCACTTAAAAAAAGTGGAGGACTTGATAATGAATGGACTATGATTATTGAAGATTCGGCAATTATAGACAATATCGTTCTAAATGGTACCGCTGGAGGAATATATAACTGTGGCGGGCTACGTTTATATGGCTCCAGTGTCATTAATAACCAAGCTACTGATGGTGGAGGGATAATAAACAAAGGAGAAGCATATATAGATCAGTTGACATATATAACTGGAAACAAGCCCAATGACTTTATAGGTACACCTTTCATACCTGCCTAAGAAATTTTGGGGCTTTTTTTCTTTTTTTTACTATTTTGTTCATTGTAATTTGGATCTTTGTTTTTAGAAAAGGAGCTAAATTATGGGTCGTCACAGATTTGTTGTATTTACATCCACATAACCCAACAACGAAGTAGTAATTTCGCATCAAACCCTACTTTAAAATGCACCAAGCCACAAGGAAAATATAACTTAAACATAACATATTATATATGATGATACTTCACTGGTAGCAGATACTACTAGTTTTACCCATATTTACAATTGCTTCCTCCTTTTTATTGAAAATTAAATTGAACACCAAAAAATCCAAAATTTGGAACAATAAAATGAACAAACATATAGAGAAATAATAATTTTTTATGTAAATGTTGAACAATATTTTCTTATTTTTGTTCTTTTTCTATCTCTATATATTGGGTGGATTTTTTGTTTTTTAGTGTGTTTTCAAGTTTGTCTATTTCAGCAAATATATCCACTTCCACCTTCTGTTTAAACTCCCCACTATGATTTAAATCCACACGATCACGCCTACCCCACTCATCAGGATAACGACGTTCCAAATACCAAGCCGAAGCTTGCCATACTGGATTACCATTATCTTCACCTGCGGCAGCTTTTCGTATATTTTCCAAATGAAATGCTACAGCAATATTTTCTGCTTTTTTTACAGCATGCATAAAATGCAAATATATGCCTTCTTTTTCTTCTCGACCACGTTGCATCCAGAGGTAATATGTTCTTTCGCCTAATCCTTCAAGCATAGCTGCTTTAGCCGGATACATACCATTTGCAATATTTTTACAAATCGCTTCCTGCAATTCCAGAGTAAGCTTAGTAGGCTTTCCTGTATCCATAACCGAACCACCTCCTTTTAAAATAAACGCAAAATTACACGTTCTAAAACAGCAATAAATAAAGTTAAAAGAATACCAAATATCATAAAACGAATTTTAAGCCAATAATCCTTCCTTTTCTCTTTTTCTATGTCATTAACATGATTAGTTGCCTTTTTCACATTAATATATATCTCAATAGCCTTAATTCTATCAAAAATCACATCCTGCTTCATCTCCAAACGATCCAAACGCTTATCACTCTCCAAAGGATAATACTCATCACTAGACTGCATACAAATTAACTCCTCACGCCGATTCTTCATGAGATTCACTATTTTTCGCCTGAATAATAGCCTGTCCACCTAGAAACCCAATCAAACCTGCAATACCGGTCTGAGCCAAATCAAACTGGCCCATATACAATGCTACTCCTGAAAGTATTCCTACAACTGCGATTATTTCCATCTGAATAGTTGTCTCCATCATGTTATACACTTCCTGAAAGTTTTTCTATTTTTACTTAAAACGAATGTATTTTCCCAAATAGCGGTTTTATCGTCTTTATAAAATATTTTCACCCCCTACCCCCCTGCTGTTGGTTTTTTTTATTATAATCTTGTTTTGTTTTTAATTTTAAGGGTTTCATCACTTCTTTTAATATTTCATGATAATATTTCCAATCATACTTTAAAATACCTTTATCATCTTCTTCTATGGGTGTGACACGAAGTGTCATAGTTCCTCTAGCAGATTTAGATCTTCTCAAAAAACCTAGATTATACAAAAACCTCATATAAGCCGCATGTACTATTGGAATTCTATTTTCACGCTCTTTTTGGTGGATTAGTACCATTTGTTGCCTTTTAGCTTTTTTAGCACTCTCATCGGTGGCATATTTGATTTTACCCCATAGTGCTATAAATGGTACTTGCGAAATGGGATCAACCAAAACATCTAACAATCGATCCCTATGATACCATTCACGATTATAAACAGCATGGTCTATTTTATTTCTCTTTTCTCGTGCTTTTTTATTAATTTCTACCATTTTTTGTCTTTTAGATTCTTCAGCACTCTCATTAGAGGCATATTTATTACGTTTTAGTGCTACAAATGGTTCTTCAGTAATAGGATCTATTTGCAGCTCTTTTAAACGATTTATATGATACAATTCTCGATTATAAGCAGAATGCTTTATTTTATCTCTACTTTCGATCCTTTTCTGGTTACTTTTGTGTATCTGTTCTTTTTTAACTTTTTTAGCACATATTTTACAATATTTTGTTTGTGAGGGGCTGAGTATTGGAAGCTCTTTTCCACATATAGTACATTTTTTAGTTATTTTCAGTTTAGTACGTTTCATATCCTTTACACCAGTATTATGGAACCATTTTGTTAGTATTCCCATTTTATCGAGCATTAAAAGAATAATTGTATTATCCTAAAAATAATAGAAAGAATTCAATTTCTTATTTTTCTGAAAATTTTTTTACCAAA